TTAAATAGAATACTTATTTAATTTTTTTATTATATATTAAAAGAAACTACAATACACTTTATCGCAATCTCAAGACGAGATGCAAAGTTGCCTCTTTTTGTATATTATAGTCTCCAAGTGTGCGCCCGTCTTCGAGTTGTTTTCCAGCAAAAATTAAACGCTGTTGGTCAGGTGGAATTCCTTCTTTATCTTGAATTTTAGCCTTAACATTTTCAATAGTGTCACTAGATTCTACATCTAGTGTAATAGTTTTTCCAGTTAGTGTCTTTACGAATATCTGCATTAGTATACGATAATATCTCATGTTATTTTTAAGTTAATTTATAATATGTTTTATAAATTAACTGTATGGTGTAGTATATAAAATTATTTTGTTGTTGAGTTGAATACTATGTTGGCATTTTTTTCACTGAAACCTTCACGACCATTTTTTCTTTCAATGAATTCTATAAAATTATATGGTATATCGTAATGACCTTCTTCAAATTTATATGGATAAACAGTTGATTTTGTACTACATTGTAATAAATTCCCATCTTCACTGATTTGAATAGGAGATTCTGGATTGTTAAGAGGTAGAAATTCAGATACTTTTTCCGCAATTTTTTCTATATTTTGTACTTCTATACCAATATGATTAATATTTTTTCTGTGTGCTAAAGTCCATGCTAAATATTGATTTTTTTTGTAAAGTTGTTCATACAAATTATAGGATAGTAATCCAATGGGATTGTCAATATGCCATTGAACATGTTCTAAATCTATATTAGAATCCTTTAAACTTTTATCACAATCTGTGCCAGCATATGTAGATATAAAAAGATTAGGTGTACCTATAATACTTTTATCAAAAAGAAAAAGAGAATTAATATATGGATTATTAATCTTATTTCCATTATAGTGCCACCATTCAGCATAAGCATTATGATGTTTAAAGTTGAATCTATCATTTTGTAATCTAAAACCACTATCAGTAGAGGTATACTCATTGCAAATTTGTTCATTTTTAAATGTCCGGTGGGCAAGATGATCTATCGGCATTGGACCCCAATTAAATATTTTTTCATGAACAGACCGCAATTGTAAATTAGTAGACAAATATTTTCGTAAATAATTCATATATGATAATTTATAATTTATAAATATAAATTAAAAAATAAAAAAAAATAAATTTTTCATTAATATAATATTTAATATAATATTTAATATAATATCTCTAGGAACCGCACATAAGACAATCTTCCTCTTCATAACTTTTAGTTTTATCTTCATGACTTTTACTTAAATCCTTAGGTTCTATTGTAAATTGTTGTGGAGCGGCTTTTGCTTCAGTTCTCAAATAATAAAGTCCAGTTTTTAATCCTTTTTTCCATGAAAAGAAGTGCATAGAAGTTAGTTTTTTGTAATTAGGGTCTTTCATCCACAAATTCATACTTTGACTTTGGCATATATAAACACCTCTATCTGCTGCCATTTCAATAATATGCTTCATAGGTATTTCCCATACAATTTTATACTTTTCTTTTATAAATATTGGAATATAAGATAAATTTTGTACTGAGCCTCCATTTCTAATAATATCATTTTTAGTTTCTTCATTCCAAAGATTCAATCGAATAAGATCATTTAATAAATGTTTATTAACACAAATAAATTCACCAGCAATAGTTCGTCTAACATATATATTACTTGTAAATGGTTCAAAACATTCATTATTCCCTAAAATTTGTGAGGTAGATGCTGTAGGCATAGGAGCGACTAATAAAGAATTTACTAAACCATAAGTTTTAATATCTTGTTTTAATTTATCCCAATTATAACCCATTAGATCTAAGTCTCTTTTATCAAAATTTTCCCACATATCAAACTGTAATATACCATTTGATGCCGGAGAACCGTTGAATGTGCTATAAGGTGTTGATTTTTTTGCAAGTTCCATACTACTCTCTAATGCTGCATGATATATTGTATGAAATATTTTCTTATTTACTATTTTTGCTTCATTTGAATGAAATGGATAATTCATACGAGCAAAAACATCTGCTAATCCTTGAACACCTAACCCAATTGGTCTATGTTTCATATTTGATGTTTTTGTTTTTTCTGTTGGATAGAAATTAATATCTATGACATTATTCAGATTCTCTACAACTATTTTTGTAACTTCATGAAGTTTTTTATAGTCAAAGGTTGATCTTAAAATATTAAGAGTATCACTAAATCCGCCTATTTTTTGTTCATTATCAAGTAATAAAGGTAGAGTTTCAACTTGAAATTTATTTTTAAATTCATCAAACCCACCTTTTTCAACTTTATGTTCCTTATATGTAATATTTTTTTCAGTTAAAAGGGATTTCATTAGTGTACACCATTTACAATTATCTTTTGTATATAATGTAACATTTGTAAAGGGAGATGGCGTATTAATAACAAAATTTGATAGACCTAATGATGCTAAATTGCAAACAGCAGTTTCATTTTCATCACTATATTCAATAATTTCAGTACATAAATTACTACTTTTAATAGTTCCTAAATTTTGTTGATTACTTTTTTTATTACATGAATTTTTATAAAGCAAATATGGAGTACCAGTTTCCATTTGTGAATCTAAAATTTTAAACCAAACATCTCGAGCGGAAATAGTCATATTTCCCCTGCCTTCTTTTTCATATTTTTCATAAAGGGTATTAAATTCTTCCCCATAACAGTCTGCTAATCCTGGACATTTATCTGGACACATTAATGTCCAAACACCATTTTCACTAACTCTTTTCATAAAGAGGTCTGGAATCCAAAGAGCATAAAATAAATCACGTGCTCTGGCTTCTTCATCGCCATGATTTTTTTTCATTTCTAAAAAGTCCATAATATCGCCATGCCAAGGTTCTATATAAATAGCAAAACTACCTGCACGTTTTCCCCCTCCATTATGGATAAGACCATTATGAATCATATAATTATGACAATCTTTCATTTGTAAATCATATAATGTTCCTGAATATGTTTTTTTTTCTATTGATTTAACTCTTGAAAATAGATAATTATTATGTTTAAAGAATTTGAAAAATTTACCCTTTTCAATATTTAATAAATTGGCTATAGTTTCTGTTTTTGGAATTCTAATGCAATACGATATTTTTTTATTGGTTATAGTTGAGCCATATTTTGATATATGAGTTTCACCACGTCTATCTCTAATATATCCACTAGTTAATACCCCCATTCTTAAACAAATATATTTTAATGATTCAGCAAGATGTCTTGATGTAGTATCAAATACTAGTTCTTGACTATTAGAACCATCTGTATCAATTAAACCCTTTAAAATATATTTTGCTTTATTTATTGGTAAATTTAACCATCTACTATGTAAAATTTTTTCATTATTAATATCATAAATTTCACTAAATTTAAACGGTAATAATGTATGTTTAGACCATCTAAATCTAACCGTATTATTAACAGTTGTAATATTATAACGTATGCATTTATTTGTAAAATATTTTATTAATGCATCTAATATATGTTTTTTCTCTGTTTTATGTAAACTAATATAACAAGTAGTTTCTTTATTACTTATACAACCATCTCCTAAAATTACACCATAAATATAACAATCTTCCTCACTAATATTTTCTATATTTTTTTCATACGATGGAATATTATAAATAATAAGATCATCTTCTGTTATATTTTTTGATTCTTCCCAAGTAGGTGTTATTAATTTATTTTTTAATCTATTATGAATAGTTTTATAATTAAGCCCTTTTTTTTGATTTTTCAAAACAAATACTGGATGCTCTTCAGTAATTGTCAATGGTTCAATTGAATGAGTCGTATGAATTGATAAAATATCACCATCATACGAATGTTCTAATATATTTTGAATTTGCTCATAGTTTTTACCATGCTTATTATTATTATAAATAATATCATCATTTGTACAATACTGTATTTGTTTAGGTCCATTAATAGTATAAATATATGTTTCAGGTAAAATACACTGGTCAACATATCGTGCAGTATTATTAAATACTCGCAACATTGGAACAATACCGTTTGAAGTTCCATTTGTTCCACGGATATGGGAACCTTCACTGCGAATATTATGAATATGTAATCCTATTCCTCCTGCCCATTTAGATATGGCAGCACATTCCCCAAGAGTATTATAAATACCCTTAATACTATCACTTTCCATAGCAATTAAATAACAAGAACTTAGTTGGGGACGAGGAGTTCCTGCATTAAAAAGCGTGGGCGTGGCATGAGTAAAATATTTCAGACTCATAAGATCATATGTTGTCTTAATTTTTTCAAGATTTCCTAAATGAATACAAACCGCTACTCTTAACCACATATGTTGAGGTCTTTCTACTAATTTACCATTTACTTTTAGTAAATATGCTCGTTCTAATGTTTTAAATCCAAAATAATCAATCAAATAATCTCGTTTATAATCAATCATTTCTTCTAGTTGTTGTTTATGTTGCTTTATAAATTCATATTGTTCTTTTTTTATTATAGGATAATGTTTATCATTAATGTCTTTAAAACTATAAAGCATATTATTTGCTTTATAGAAAGATGAAGGTGTATTTTTCTGATGGTTTGAAATAAGAATTCTACTTGCTAGTTCACCATAATCAGGGTGAGTAGTAATTAAAGAAGCACATTGTTGGGCTGTTAATTCATCTATTAGAGTAGTTGATATACCATCATAAAGTCGGTCACAAATCTTTTGAACTAGTTGAGTATAATTTATTGTTAACGGAGAACCTTGTAATGTTGTATCTTTTCCCAAATTTTTAAGACGTTTTGCGATTTTGTCAAAAGAAATTGCTTCTTTTTTACCATTTCTTTTAATAACCATATCATCTTCGGCCATGTTATACATTATCTTATAACTCTAACTTTTAAATCTATTATTTTCAATTTATTGTAAAACAAACTTTTTAAGAAAAAGTTTACAAAAACAAACTTTTTAAGAAAAGTTCACAAAAATCAAAATAATAATAAAAAATTTTATTATTATTATTTTTACATATCACTGATTAGTTTCACTGAATGATTCAGTACGTACCTTAATAACAATATTTTCGGCTTGTTCTTGAGTTATCTTTTTATTTCTCTTTTTAGGTCTTCGATGATC